AGGCAGTCGGCGGTGGGGTTGGTGGAGAACATCGCCCCGCCGTTGTTGCCCTCGTCGTCGCAGGAGGGCCACCAGAGCGAGCTATCGTCTAGCTCTAGAACCACCGGCTTGCAGTACCAGCCGAACTCCGCGGCCTCCTGATCGGTCATGTAGCGCACCGCGACGATGCGGCGGTTGAGCAGCGCCTTCTGCGCGGCGGCGGTCCAGTACTGCGTAGGGTTGGCGATTGGCATCGGCTCCCCCTTACTCGGCTGGGGCGAGAAGCGCCCGGAAACCAGCCATCACGTTGTGGAAGGCGGCGCACACATTGGGCGGCTGCTGCGGCAGGGTGCGCTCTAGAGCCTCAAGGCTTTCCGGGCTGATTCGGGCGTACCCAAGCTGCTCTACCGCGGCGGCTACCGTGTCGAGGGCGTTTTTGATCTTGTCGCCTTGGAAGGTACTCATCGGCTTTCTCCTTGCTGTTGTGCGTTTGGCGTTTCTGCGATACGTTCCGGGTATCATCGCCGTGTTGGCGTTTGCCCTTCCTGTATCACCGTGGTGATACTTTGCAACCGTAGGGGCTAGGAGTCAAGCGGTTTTCTCACGGGAGTGATACTGTATGGGTAGTCAGGGGGCCAAGGGGCGGGTTTTGGGGGATGTTCGGGAGGGCGTTAATCGCCCCCTCCCCCCGGATTACCGCCCTGCTCGGACGGTCGTGCTGAAGGCACGCTCCGGCGGCCTAGCCGAAATCGAAGCCTTGGCCTTCAAGCTAGAGGCAAACCTCGGCAAGGCCATCCTTGACGCCCTGACGGCCCAGAAAGGGGCCATTGACGTAGACCTGATCGCCGAAGCCCTGCAGGAGGGCAACATCGGCAAGGTGCTGCGGCTGCTCGACCTCCCCGCGGCCCTTGCCCCGCTGGAGGCGTTAACGCCCGCCGTACAGGCCGGGGCGTACGCGGCTGGGGGCGCTACCGCGGCCCAGATCGCCTTGGGCGTAAAGGGCGCGACGTTCGCCTTCAACCAGCTGAACCCCCGCCTCCTCACGTGGCTGCAGACCTACAGCCTCGGCCTCATTCGCCAGATCAACGATCAGACGAAGGAAGGCATCCGGCAGTACCTGCTGGACGGCATGACGGCTGGCGCGAACCCCAAGGAGGTCGCCCGTCAGGTCAAGGGGATCATTGGGCTGACCGACCGGCAGGCCAAGGCGGTGCAGAACTACCGCAAGCAGCTGGAGACCTTCCACCAGCGGCGGTCGGCGAGCGGCTTCGGGCTGGGCAACAAAGTGAGCCGCGTCAACGGCACGCAGGTGCTGGCGCTGAACCCGGACGGCACGCCCAAGGACGGCATCAACGAGCGCCGCCTGCGCGACTTCCGCTTCGACGGGCAGCTACAGCGTGCGATGGACAACGGCACGCCGCTCACCAAGGCGCAGATCGACAAGATGGTCGCCGCCTATGAGCGCAAGTACCTCGCGTATCGGTCGCGCACGATTGCCCGGACCGAAGCGACGCGCACCAACAACATCGGCATCCAAGACGCGTGGCAGCAGGGCCTAGAGAAAGGCGTCGTCAAAGAGGAACTGACCCGCAAGCAATGGGTGGTCGCCCGCGACGAGCGGCTCTGCGAAATCTGCGGCCCCATCCCAAGCATGAACCCCAAGAAGGGCGTGAAGCACGCGCAGCCGTTCCTGACACCGGACGGCCCCGTCTCGCTCCCGCCGATTCACCCGAACTGCCGCTGCACCGTCGTGTATCGCCAGTACGAACCGTCGCAGCTGCAGGAGTAGCGATGCCGATCCCGTGGCGTAGAGGCACGCGATCCGACACCGCAAGGAGACCAGAAATGACAGACATGGCTGAACGCATCAAGAAACTGCACGCCGTACTCGACCGGATCATCAAGAAGGTTCCGGGCGACGGAGACGGCGATGGTGTTGCCAACGAGGGGCGCAAGCCCAAGGGCGGTGGCGGTTCGCGCAAGACCCACTACAACTCGGCACAAGCGGCAGCGCTGCTCGGGTCAACCAACCCAGCGACGATCACGAACGTCGCTCGGCTGCAGCAGATGAAAACCAACCTGAAGGTCAAAGCGGAAAGCTACGACGCGGCGGCGCGAAGCAC